TCATCTGCACTTTGTACATTTGTTTGGATTTGAGTATCACGATTAACACCGTTCCCAACTAGTGGTCTGTATCCTAAGTTTGACATATCTGCCATTAGCATCATTCCGCTAGCCATTCCTCTAAATAAAGGTTCTTTAACAAGGTATAAGCTTCCGTGAATTGTATTGATATTTAGCAATTGATGCCCGAAAGCGCCATCTGCTTTATCAAAATTCATTCTGTAAGGCATATTACTGGCTGAGCCAATAGATGCATCTAAGAACGCACCGTCACCTAACTTGTTAAAAAAGGTAATAACTGGTAGTGAAGCTAGAACAAGTCTTTCGCCTGCTCCGCCTCTTGCTGGGTCAAAGATTACTTCCATATCTGCTAGAAGTCTATCGTAAGTTAACTCAGCTTGAGCTACACTTCTGTAGTATGCACTACCAGAAGAGTAACTTAATGCTGAATCGTCAACTGTTGGGTTAACATTTTTTACGATGTGTCCTACAAGACCTTCAGTATATTGAACGCCGTTTACACGTGCGCGTTGTCCAAAGAGCATAGCTCTTTCGATATCGACTTTGTGTTCACGGAGTTTTTGAGCCCAGATTCTGTCAAATTCATTTGCGTAACCACGATGACGTGTCGCAATAGCTGTATTGGTTAATTCACAAGCTGTTTTAAAGATTTGAGTGTACCCAAAATCGTCATCTAATGTATCTGAGAATGTGTCAGGTGACCCTGTTCCTTCAGCAAATGATGTACCAACGATTTGGCAAGCATCATTATTTGATAGAACATTATAACCTGAAACATTAGCATTAGATACATCAATAACTCTACCGCTAAATACGGTAGATGATGAACCAATTGTAGGTGCAGATTCAACTCTTAGTAAAACTTGTGCCCAACCAGCTGTTGAGTCAACACTGTTAACAGCAACTACCATTCCTTTAGTAAGGAAAGATATTGCGCTACCAGAGCCGTCGTCAACGGTTATGTCATATGAACTTCCAGCTGACACCGCACTTCCGCCATTAGCATTTGCTGCCAAACTAAAATTGCGTGAAGTCCAATTTGTGACTGTTCTGTTTTCCAAAAATCGGAATACAGGGTCATCCACTGGATTCTTTGCAACTTTATTTAGGTAGACGAAAAAAGGTGACTCTTCTGGCATTAGTTCTGCAACTCTGTCAGAAAAGTCATACAATTTTCTTTGGTCTGGATTTTGAAATCCAGTTATACTAGTAGTGGAAACACTGACATCAGATTGCTTCAATGTATTCTGATTGTAAGCCATTTTCCAGTTTCTCCTAAGTTATCGTTATTTTGTTAACTTGCCTGAACTTCCTGCATTCATAATTCTATCCCACATTTGGTCCTGCTCTGGTTTTTGGGGAATTTCTCCACCCTGTAAAACGCCAGCAGGCTTTGGAATTGATTTAGCTTTTTCAACCGCTTTTTTGTTTTCATTAGGTTTTCCTGCAACTCCGTTTTGTTCCCTCCAAACTTTTATCAAAGTTTCTATCGGAAGGTTTGCTTTCGGTGTTGTAGCAAAATTTAAAAACTCGTCAGCTTGAGTTGTATCCAAACTATATTCGGAAACTAATTCATTTTTCAAATTATTCATTGCCATTTGTCCTTTTAATTTAGCAAGTTCTTTATCTACAGTATCGTGCACAAGCTTTTTTTCGTTCGTCACCCTATATTGATAGGATGGTGAATCAGGCTTGTGATAGGCGTCCCAAGGGTCGAAAGCTTCAGTGCTATCAAGCGTCTCTGAGCTTCCTGTAGATTCTCCAGCAAGTTGTTTTTCTATTGTATCGACAAGTTCAGGACGTTGTTCTAAAAGTCCTTTTAACTGTTGTAATTGTTGTGTCTCTGAATCGAGTCTTTCCATTTCAACGGTTCTTCTGTCATACATAGATTGAAACTTTTTGGCTTCATTTTCCCAATCTATCTCTTCAGTCATTTCTTGTTCAACGACTTCTTCTTGTGGTTCTTCAACGGAAATAGTTTCATTAACTGCTCCTGTGCCTGCCACGATTGGGTCCTGCTGTTCAACCTGTGTTTGTTCTTTCTCTGCCATTTTTTCTCCTTCCCTGATTTAATCTTACGATTCTGAACCAGGACTTTTCTGTTGTTGTTTTTGTAGTCTGTCTTCTTCAAGCATTGAACTTTCCATCTGGTCAACAACATTGCCCAATTCTACTATCTTCTTTTTTTCGTCTAGCTTAACATTTTGAAGCACTTCATTCAACTGAGTCTTAAACTTTTCTGTCTCTACTCGTTTACGAGCACCGACTGTTTCTCTTTCAGATGTTTGAAGGTCTCCACTAAGCTTCTTTACTTGATTTTCAAGTTGTGATATGTATTGTTGCATTTGTGCCATTTGGCTCTTTCTTTGAAGAACACCTTCTTTGTCGAAGATTTCACTTTTCTTTAAAACCTCGACATCGTCTACCAAGCCAAGTTTATAAGCATCAAGGTACATATTGTATTCTGCTACCTTGTTACTCGGTAAAGTTGAACCTGATATAATTCGAATATCGTGCTGACCCAAATTTAAGTCATTCTGAATCGTCACTAATTCGTTCGTTGTGTCATCATACAATTTCATATTAACCGTAAATTCGGTTTGGTCATTGTTTGGTTGCACAATTCTAAAAGTCTTTTGAAATTTATAATGGTCTTTAGCTAGGTTATAAACTACTTGACCAACCTGAGCTAAAGAAGATTCAATATCTCTTAATTTTGATTTTCCTCTTGATTCTCCCATCTCTGATAAAAGCATCGTTCCTCTAACAGTTTCTGGAGCTTGGTCTTTAAATCCTTGTAATAATTCAGGAATACCAAAATTTAAATCTATATATTTTTCTACCCTATCAATTAAATAATAAAACTCACTCGTCAACGGAGCAGGTTGTGGGTAGTGTGGCTCTCCAAATTCTGGATTATATTCAATAACCGCATTTGGGTTTGCCCAATCTTTTTCTAATTGACTAACACTGTCTACACTTCCTTCAGGAATTAATAATTTTAATCCTGCAGCAGATTGAGCGTGTGACAAGGTTAAAGAAAATAACTTATTTAAAAGTCGTTGAGAGTCTTTAACCTTGTTCACATCTGACTTTGGATAGGGAGTATTAGTCCAAATATTCGCAAATGGAATAATCGGATATATATCAGTATTAAGAACACGCTCAAATAATAAAATATCTCCAATGCTACTGCATTGTGCAATTCTTGTTTGCATTACTTCCTGTACTTCTATAGCTCCAGACTCAATTGCTCTTTGTGTCATTTCGTCTTCTAGTGCTCCTTGATACGTTTCTTCGTTTACAATTTTTTCTTTACCATCAACAGTACTAAATAACCTATAATAAGGAGCCTTTACTTTGTAAAATCTGTCAAGTATTTGATATTTTTGATTTACTTGATAATCTAAATTCTTTGCTTCTGCTGGAGTTAAAACATTATTGCTATTTTTTAAATTAGATGTGGGATAGTCTTCTCCATATAAGCTATTCACACCAACCTGAACATCATCAATTACTTCTTCCAATTGAGGATAAGTGTCTAACAATTGTTGTTTTGTTAAAAATGTAGAAAGAATAATTCCAGAAGCATCTTGAAAAAATCTATCTCTTGATGCAGGGTCTACATATACCCGAAAAGGGTCTACATTTTTGTACATAACTTCCCCTCTTCCATAATCGGATTCTGGGTCTATATAAACATACATATAACCTAATCCACACACAGCATAATCGTGAACCACTTGTTTAAAAATAACATCTCCCTTAGAGATGTCCCATACATATTCCAATAAAGTATTCCACACTTTTGACATTCTTGCATCAGAGTCTTCTCTTCCGAGAGAATTAAACCGTGCGGGTCTTGCTGTAAGCAATGATTTTAATTTGTCAACAGCTGCATAAACTCTATCTATAACAAAATCTGCTTGTCCCACCGATTGCAATGCACTGGACTCGTCTTTTGTATAGTGATTTCCTAAAACAAAGTCAACAGCATCTCTTGCGTCTGAGTCCCAAGATTGTCTTGCATCACTCCATCTTCTAAATAAGCCTTGACTAATTTCTGGTTTAGATTGATTATTATATTCGTCGTATTTTACGGTAAACTCCCAGTTTTATATTTTAAGACTAAAATAAATATTTTACGACGTTCTTGTCAATATAAAAATTAATTTTTTTGTCCAGTAATCCAAGAAATTACTTGGCTTGAGAACCGTTCTTCTTTTTTTGACATTCTGTCCTCAAATTTCTCTATATCGATAGCAGAACTTTTAGGAGGTTTTGCAGTATGAATCGCATACCACATTCCATCCAACAAATCATCGTTCTTGCCTTTTGGGAATTGAAACATCTCATCTATTATTTCTTGATGTTGTTTTTTAATGAAAAGCTTTCTTGAGTTAACAATAGGACAAAGCAATGCTTCTATCCTGTCTTCTTTTTTAATTCCTGCTGGTGGTCTTATTCCTTGAGCTAATCCAGGAGCCAGTCTTCTATCGGCTCCAATTAATTTATTTACATAGTCTTTAATAACTCCTTGTGCTCCCACTTTTTCAACATTAACCCGCCTCACGGGACTAAATCGTTTTGCATATTCAAATATTTTTTGTGGCATATCATATAAAGGAGACCTCTCTCTATAATAATCTATTAAATAAATATTTCTATCACTATCTATAGCAATGGTCAAAATTACTTGAAAGTCACTAGTAGAATTTGCTTCATAAGCTAAATCCACTCCCACATATACATTAACGGGAATAGCAGATTCGTCTATCATCATATAGTTAAATCCTTCCCTAGATTCCATCGTTCCTCTATAATAATTAATTCTATCAATTTTAAATTTTGCTGAATCTAAATCTCTTGCTTCGTTTAAATACTCTTGTGCAAATTTATGAAGAAGTCCCATATCAGAGAACCTTCTTCTAATATCCATTAATTTGTTCCTACTAAAATAGGTTGGCCATAAAGGAATATCGTTTTCTATCGCTTTTTTATACATCACCTTCCAAGCATATTTTCTCCCTTCTCTTTCTGCCTCTATGTGACCATCATAAATGCTTTGTAAAAAAGAATCATAATGCACAATAGTCCCAATTAACCAAATAGAACCTTCTTGTTCCTTAGAGTTTTCTAAAGCAGGTTCTACTGTAGACATAACCCACTCTTTAATTTCTCTTCTTCTATCAGGTGTTTTTGTATTTAGTTCTGATTCAAAGTCATCAAGAACAATATTGGTATATCTTAAACCTAATTGAGAACGACCACGCAATCTTTGAGTCGTTCCTTTTGCAATAACTCTATCTCCTCTTGCAGTAGTAAATTCTTTCTCAGTCCATTTATCTCCTTTTAAATCTCCAAAATAATAATTTAAAGCAGGATTGATGTCTATATGGTTTTGAATATACTTGATATGGTCTATTGCTTGAGACTGTTCTTCTGAAACCCAAGCAATAAATTCTTTTCTATCAGACGGATTAAAATATAGTTTATATAATAGTGCAGTTTTTGCTAGGGTAGATTTTGCGTGCCCTCTAGGAAGAATAATACAAGCTCTTTTTTCGTCTCCTAAAAGCAACTTGCTTAATTCATATTGATATGGAGCAGGAGAAGACTTCATAAAATCTTCTGGTAAAAACATTTGCCCAAAAGTAATAATGTCTTTTCTTGCTAATTCTAATGCTTTCTCTTTTGCAGAGAGGTCTGGAGGGATTATGTAAAATAAATTCTTCTTCGTAATCTTTTTCATAAACTCTGTCCATCATTATTGCTGTTTTCTCAGAAAGCCAATCTTGGTCTGGTACTTCCGTAAATGATGAAGATTTTTCCCATAATAAAGGTCCAGCAACATACACCCAAGCTTTTTCCTTTTTTCCATTTGTTAATGTAACATCAGCAGTTGTTCTTATATAAAGACCACCTTCTACATTCTCATATCTATCATACGAATTTAAATCTTCTGGAACCACATCCATCATTTCTACAATAGCTCCTTTTCCTTTTGGGTTTTTAATTAAGGCTGGAAATGAAAGTGTTCCTGGGAACACTAAGCTAAATCCTTCTACTCTTCCTTTGGTTCTTCCACCTCTTCTTAAAGTACCATAAACTGCTAATCTCATCACGAATACCCAACAGATGAAGGAATACCTAAATCAAGAATACCAAAATCTGTAGAATAAACTGTTAAACAATTAACACATTTTATTGAATGTGCGTCTTGTCTTGCTTTTGACCAAACGAATACCCCTGTATTCTTTAGTCTGTGATGACATATTTGGCATCGCTTAGTTCTTGATATCTCTTTTAACTTCCTGAAGTTTTTTGTGTTTGGGCTTTTGAATTGCATTTAATTGCTCCTGTGTAAATCCTTGGAATACGGTAAGCGATTCTGATTTCTTCTCTGTATCCATCATTCCTGAGATTTTCATTAGTGTTGTTAAAGCTGTTATTTTATCTCTATCGGTCGATTCCGATTTGTCAATAACGTCACGCATCTCCTCTAATAGATATTTTGGCGTTATTTCAGCTTCTTCTAAATGTTTGTTTATTTCGTCTCTTATCAAATTTTTAACTCTTTCTGTCCTAAGCAACAATTTTGACTGATTATTTGCATATTTTTCATTGTTTGTAGGAAATACTTTCATATAAGCATCAACTACATCATCGCCTTTAGCAACATACTTTGCAAACAAAAATTCTGAATTGGTTGCGTTTTTTCTTTCTCTTCTTCTTACTGATGGAGATTTTCCTTTCAATGAAAACGTATGCATATTGGTTCGCATTTCGCCTTGCATCTTACTCTTCTCTCCACAAATAAATGACCCTATAATCGTTCTTATAAAGGTTGTTTCTTTTTTTCGATTATGTGATTTCATTATTCCTAAGTGTAATACTTGACACACTTGTCCGTCATCACATAATACCCAATCTCCTCTATTAGAGTGCCGCCAATCCAAGACCAGAGCCGTACTAAGGTGATAGTCTCGGAATTCCGCGACGTCTGCATAAAGGTGATGTTCAATTCCCTTCACAGTTCGGGTTTTCATTTAATATACTTATTTTTTCTTTTTGTCGTCAACATCTTTTTCATTGTCTATTTCATTTACAACAAATTGGATGTAATTATTAATGACGAATCGTTTTTCAGCTGAAGCTCTCTCCATTTGCATCAATTCCAGTGCAAGTTGGTTTGCTCTAGAATATTGTGCTTGAGCTTCTTCGCTTAAGTCCTCGTTATAAAACTCATACTCTTTATCATCAAGTCTAAGTTTGTTAGGTTCTGGTTTCGAGTTTTTCTTCATTTTGTCTCCTAAATAGGGTTTACTGTTGGTGCAGCGTATTCTTCAAGTCTACGGTGCAATTTTTCTAATATTACTACATCTGCTACATTGTGCTTATAGATATACTCTAATGATTGTTCATCACCCCAACGTGCTTTTTGCCAATACTCGGGTCTTATGCGCGTTTTACCTGCAATCCCGAAAAATTCGGTTGCAGCCATCAAAGATGAACGATGTAGTTTTAACTTCGACCTTACCACATAATATAAGTCTTTATGTGATTTTTGTCTATACATTGGGAAATATGTCCCGTGATATAGTGCTCTTGTTCGTATAAACGGAATATCAAACCTGGTACCGTAATAAGTAACAACAACATCATATTTATTCATTTCATCTACAAGTTGTTCCACAATACGAGCATCCTGGTCATCCGACATTAACTCTTCTCTTGTAATACAAGCGCCTGCTACGTCTTTTATGCCCCTGCCTTTCAAACACCAAGATAACATTACATCAATATTAGCACTAAACCCAGTAGATTCAATGTCTAAATATCCAATCGTAAGTTCGTGTCCTGTGACATACCGTTTAGGCTTTCTTAGTCCCAAAGACTCTATTTTACGAGTGGTTGCCTTGTATGTTCTGTTATAGCCAGCTTTCCTTATCTCTTGATATAGGACAAAGGCTGACTTAGCAGTGCGCTCATATTGGTCTAATATTCTTACTTCTTCTTCTGTCCACCTAATTCCAGCCATTATTTACTCCAAGGTGATTTTGCGAACTTTTTTAAGCCTCTAGCAACTCTTTGCCAAAAATCTAGTTTCTTAGTGGTCTTTTTCTTTCTTGTTACTTTTACCATTATTTACTCCATTTTCCTGATTTGACGATTAATGCCATTACACAATAGATAGCTACATCTAAGAATGCATCTTCAATCGGCTCATTTTGTGCCTTGAAGTCGTGTTTGGTGGCTAAATTAACCATTCTGTTAACTTTATCATTTAATCTCACTATAATCCCTAATAGGGACATACTGATTTCTTTATCATTGCTTAATAAGGTTCCCATTGCAATGTTGTTTGGACCGTAATCATACTGTTTTCTACAAAAAGTTAAATACATATTGTTTAACTCTTTTTGAAACATTTCTTCGGTTTCGGGGTAATTCTCTTTAATATACTCTACAATATCTTCAATCGTAGTTGTTTTTTGTAGCATATCTCTTATCTCCTGTTTAGCATCATCATAAAGAGTTGTTGGGTCGTATTTTTGTCCAACATCATCTATTACTTCAGTTTTTTGTGGCATATTATTATATAGGTCTGTTGACTCTAAATCTGTTAATGCAGTATTACTTTGCTGTAATTTTTGTACTTTATATTTATCTCCAGTTTGTTTTGCTTTTATGATTTCTTTGCTTTTTTCCATAAATAGTCTCCTACTCCCAATTGATGTAATCCGTTTGATAACGCTTCAATGATTCGTTCATCGTGTTTTAGTCCTGTATTGTAAAAAATAGCGTGCAAAATTTCGTGAACTAACGTTTCTTGTTGCCTTGAATGTGCTATCTCTTCATTAATCAATATAACATTCTCTTTTACTAAATGTCTTCCATAGAGTTCTTTTCTGTTATCTTCGTGTGTTAATTTATCAAACAAAATCTCATAAGGATGTCCTCCAACCTCTAATTTCACTGTTTTACCCTACCTTTCATTAATCTGCTTTACATACAATAACATCTTTTAAGGTTTTACCTGTTTTTGCACATATGACATCTCTTTTTTCATACTCTCCTGATGCTAATAAACTATCGATGAATTTTTCATCTTGAGTTTGTGTTTTATCTTCCATACGGTCTCTATATTCTAGATAGTTTTCCATCATTTTTACTCTTCGGTTTAACTCTTCTATATTTACAGTCATTTCTCCTCCTTGCTGGTAGTATATCAAATGATTTTTCTAGTCTTTTTTCTTTCGATATGATGATTTTCTCTCTCAACAATGCTTTTATTAGTTTCTTATAGTTCTTTCTCATTGTGTATGGAACTTAATTACATCTTGGTACACGTGTCAACAATTAATTTAAATATTTTTAATAAAAAATCATACGACAAATGAAAAAAAGTGTTGACAACAGTATTGAATTACTATTACCTTAATACTCGGTGCTCTTAATTAAATAATTCTATTAAATCTTATTTTAATATCTTGCTCGATACTCAGAGTATGGCCCCAAATTTTGAAAAAAAAATTATTTTTTAGTCAAAAAGAAGGTATTTTTACCGTTTTCCCGCGATTTTCGTCTATTTTATTGAAAAAATGACTCATACCCAAAAAATAGGACGATTTTGTGTGTCGGTCTTTTATCCCCGAGAGGCGTCGGGTCTTTCCGATTTTGGCTTTCAAATAATTACGTTGAAAATTCCATAAAAAAGTAGAGACCCCTTGGACAAGAGGGTAGGGGGTATGTAGAGAGAATTCAATTATACATAACGTTTATTATGCGCAAATCAATTATACATAATATATATTATGCGCAGATACAACAACATATCTTGTATTATATCCATTCATTTCATTATAGCTGAATCCAGTTTATAGCTTGACTATTGTTATTTAATATAGCTCGACTGACTCCAAAATATTAACGCGCCCTTTTTAAAATTTACTTATTAATAAACATAGAGACATCTACGACGAAAGGGAGGAAGAAGACAAGACAAGCAAAAGACATAACAAGCAACCAAGATAATTATTGAATTATACATAATATATATTATATGTAATACGTGAAGAATCGTCCAAGTTCGGCGCTTGTAATTACTTATAGCTGAATCCATTTATATAGCTAAAAAGAAACGCCCCTAAGTTAATAAGGGCGTTATGTTGTGAATGTGTGAATTAAGGGTATTTAGTTATCGAATATTTCAGCAACTAATTTAAGTTGAGGAATTCCCATAACTTCAACGTTAGAGCCACGCTGTTTTTTAGGTAGGGTTACGCCGTCGGCGACTAGTAATTTATTAAAAGATTGTAACTCCGTTTCAAACGCTGTTAAATACTTCTTATAACGTTTGTCTGAGTTCTTTAACCTGATAATATGCGTATCTAGTTTAGTATTTTTAATTCCGTGCGTAGTAGTATAATCATCTTTGAGCATTTCACAACCTTTTTGAGTAACAAGGCCTTTCTTCTCCATATCGTCAAACTTCGCTAATGAAGAATCAAATACTTCTCTAGTAACTTTTACAACTGCAACTTTTACAACGTCTGCTGTAGTCGTGTCATTACTTGTATTATTATCTTTTTTAGACATAATGTAAATTCTCCTTTTTTAAAATGCCCGAATCGTCCCAGCAAGTATTTTGTTTATCGTTAAATTTCATAATAAAGAATGTAGCAATAAATAACGACTAAGCAAAGAACATAATAACAATAGTCCAAGACATCAGGCGTATAAAATCCATAACATTCCAGAACCCGACCCAAGTGAGTCAAATAGCTTGAAAGTCCGAAAACCGAAGCGCTTAGCTATATAGTAGCGTTATTGTCGTTAATTATATTTAGCTTGATAGCACTACACATACAGACGCACATAAGACCTTGCTATTAATCAAAAAATTCGCTATATTCAGCTGAGTCAATAGGTAAAATTAAGAATTAAACCTAGACGGAAATAAATAAAGGACGCAATTATGAATGAGATAAAAAAACATCAGACTTCAGAACGTTGCCCGTCGTGTCATCAATGGGTTACGACGATAGTCGAACATAAGGATTTACCTAAATCTATAGACGTTTTTTGCACTCCAAACGATAATGCAGACAAGACGTGGAAAGTAATTATAGTCAATCATATAAAGAAAGAGACGATAGAATTTGAAGCGTCGAATATGAAAGATTGTAGGTTTTTCATCGAAAACGTCGCATTTAGAATGCACAGACCGAATCATAGAATTAGTGTCAGATTTCCTTCAAGTCGTTATGATGATAGTTCCAGCCGTTTACTCGGGGTCGACTGGAATGACTACGCAGACGATATATGTAGAAGTAAAAAGAAGGGTTGGTATGAAGACGTTGTTGCGAAAGCAGGACGTAGTGCTGTTAAAGGCGCAAATAAAATACATCGACTCGGATATAAGAAAATAGACGTAAAGTAGTATACGTCGCAACCAATAGGAGAGACGCAAATGGTAATTTTTGAGAAGAAGGACAAACTCGTCCAGCTGGATAGTAGTTTTCCGAAGTTTAAAAAAGACGTCTTAAAATTAGAGTCAGACATAAGTGAGTTTTTTATAGAAAATGATTTAATGTCGACGGATAAAGCAATGCTACTAAGGAAACTTAGTGTTCTAAAACTAAAAATAGACGAACTTGAAATCCTTTTTAGAAAAAGCGTTAACGACTTCAGAGAAAGACTAGACGAAGCTTTATATGAGAAGAATCAAGATTATGCAAACGACAACTTAACATAAGAGTCGTTTTAAAGGCGCAGTAGTAAATATTATTATTGCGCCGAAAATTTATTATGAGAATACAAAAGAAGAATAAGGACAGAAATTTATGTTAGCGACAACCACAGACCCTCGCTTTATAACAAAAGAGTCGGTTTATCCTTTCTCGACTGGTTTTGTAGGTTGTCGCGAGATTTACAGAAATGTAATAAAAAGTTTCGTCGATAGGTCGAACGACGGAAAGAGTTTAACCAAAAAGATAGGGAGTTAGACTATGTGTGGAATTTATGGAATGGCAAAAAGTCCGACACCATATACCAGTAAGCAGTATAATACTGTCAGAAAGGTAATGCGTAATATAGCGATTGATAGTGAGACGCGTGGAAGTCACTCGTCTGGAATTGCTACCGTCGGACCTGAAACCAAAATACATAAATCTCTATTACCGTCTTCAAAGTTTGTAGACACAAAAGGATATATTAAATCTATAAAGTCATTACGACAAGGAACTAATATATTAATTGGACATACACGCTTTGCGACAGAAGGAGCCATTACTAAAAGTAATGCACACCCTTTTAAGATAGGTAATACCGTCGGAGCGCATAACGGCTGTGTTTATAACATAGACAAAATGCAAACCAAATTAGACAAACAATGTCCCGTCGATAGTCAGCTTATATTTAAAGCTATTGATAAGTGTCCAGAAATTCAAGACGCTATCAAACACTTCGACAGCGACTTCGCTTTGTCTTATGTAAAAGATAATCCTATGGTATTACATCTTTGTCGTGAAGACAATCGTCCATTGCACGTTTCATACGTCCCCGAAATCAAGACACTATTCTACGCGTCTGAAAGCGTCTTCTTAGAAGATGCATTCGAAAACGTCGGAATAGATGTAGAGACCTTACAACTAAATAAAAATATTTTATATAGTTTCGACGTTTCTGATTTTGATGACGTAAAGACGAATGTAAATAAGACAACCTTTGAATACGACAGTAGAGTAATTCAATACTACCCAATAAACAACTATCACTATAATAACAACAACGTCTATAATAACAATCATAACAATAGTAATGAAGGCGTCGGTAAATACAAGGTTCAGTATGAAGTTGCTGAAACAGAAATAGAGTATTTAGACGACGGAAGTATAGACCCTACTTGGATAGATTTTGAAAAGCAGGAATTGTCGGAAATATATGGTGGTAGTCCTAATGATTGGATGTTTGACGAAAGCACAGACGATTGGTATTTTATAGATAGCGACGGAATGATGTGCACAGAACAAATGTTAGTCAATAGGAAATACGTAGAACAATTCAATGATGTTGACGACGACGATAAATTGTGCGTCGATTGTTTTAGCGTAGAACACCCTAATAACTGCAAATGCGAAAAACAAAAACAGACAGAGTTGGAGTTTTCGGACGGAGTTAACAATGAATCCTGACCAATTATATAGACTGGTTGAAGAAAACGGAGAAGAAGAAGTCAAATGCGACATCTGTGGAACCGTCGAAGACAGTGATATAGAAGAATTCTTGGAGACTCCCGACGAAACCTTACTCTGCGACACTTGTTATCACGACCAATATTACCAATGTGAACAATGTGATGAGTGGACGAATCGAGACGATATCGTCTATTGTGAATATAATTCTCGAAATTATTGTGAGAGTTGTTGGAGCGAAAACGTCGGAAGTTGCTATGATTGTGGCGAAGAAGTGCCATACGACGATTTGAATTATGTCGAACGTAGAGACGTAGACATTTGCGGGGGCTGTTACGACGAGGAACAACATCGCAGACAGCCTAATTGGTATGTAGAATCTAATAATATGGTCAGAACAAATACGCATTTCGTCCATCCAAGACGAAATTTGTATAGTCTTGAATCGTCTGAAATAGTTACTCGACAAAGTGATGATTTTATCGACTTCAAAGATAGTTTCGACAAAGTTAAGTCAAGACGTTGTATGGGAATTGAAATCGAATATAACGACGACAACTCCTCAGATAGAGAAGACATATATTATAGACTACATATTGCATTGGCAAAGAAAAACGGAGTCGTAGTTGACCCTCATAATTGGAGCGATGCTGGAATGCGTCGAAGCCTAATAGTGACGTCAGATGGTAGTATTACGTCTGAAAATCACCCTTATGGCAAAGAAGTCATTCTAGAACCAAGACGTGGCGACATACTTGCGAGTGATGTCGAAACAATAACGAGTGAATTAATAAAAGCTCGTGGATACGTCAGTTCTAATTGTGGACTGCATTTACACGTCGACTCACGAGATTACGACTGGTATCACTTCGCCGTCTTAACTATGATGACGAAGTTAATTGAACCACAAGTTTTCTCAATGTTGCCGTCAAGCAGGAGAGTTAGTCGTTGGTGTCACCCCGTCAGTCAAACCATTAATAATTTTAGTGGAATAGACGGAAGAGATTCCTTCGTAAATTTCTATTACGACGGAGAACGTTATCACAACGATAAATACCACGACAAACGTTATCACGGACTAAATCTACATAGTCATTTCCAAGCAAATCAAGGCGTCGAAATACGATACCACTCAGGAACTTTGAATGCAGACAAAATCATTCATTGGTCTATATTTTGGAGTAAGGTCGTAGATAAATGCTTTGAAATAGGAGATGAACTTTACCGAAAACATCACGTCCAATCAGACGGAGGTATTTGGTGGAAAAATAGTGGATTTATGTCCAGCATACGTAATCCTGTCGGACTTTCAGAAGACGAAGTAAATAGATTGTCTCAAAAATATCATACGAGAACAATTGCTACTGATTTAGGAGATTACCATATAGACGCAGAACATTATCGAAGTCTACTTGGTCTCTCTAAACAAGAAAGACCGTATAATGTCCAACAATTAGCGACAGCAATGGGATTATCTATGGGATTAGGCAGGTTTAACCAACCAACAATGACGTTAAGGGGTATGTTCGACTTATTCGAAATTCCGTATAGAACTCAAATGTTTATGCGAAAAAGAACGTCGGATATAATGAACAGTCCAGATACGCCAGAAGACCATCTCTTAGCTTGTTTTACTAGAACTACGAGATTCGTCGAATTTAATAGAGCACTATTAGAATTCAAGAATGTAGACTGGTTGGAACATAGGTTGCCTACGCTTGCAGACGAATACCGATACCAATTTCATAAGTCATTGGATGTGTCGAAGATACAACAATTCACGTTTTGAGTGTTTTGAAGTCGGTTGATTGCATAATGGTAGAGACGGAACGTAGTCCAAGTTGGAGAAATCCGACTGGACTACGAACTCCGTCGGAAAAATCTAAAAATATTTACGGGTCAGATTTTATCCCGTTAGCGAGATAGCACATTAGCTGGATTGAAAAGATTAAAAAAAAGCTTGACACTAATATATTATATAACTAAATTCTTTTTAGATTTAATTTGAAAATTGGTGGATAGTAAGTATAGAAATAATTAATAGACTGAAATAAGGCAGTCGTCGGTATCCAATCCGACTTACCTTTTACAGACGTTAATTTAAGCAAATACGACGGCTTGGTGCTCTGTCCACCAAAAAATTATTATGGGAGAATAATATGGAAATAAGAATAGATAGAGATAGGTTAAATCATCCGAGATATATTAATTGGGTCTTTCAACATACAATAACAAGTCTTAACGATTGTTTGACAATTTTAGAAGAGACGGGTAGTGTTGAAGACGCAATAGAATATCAAGGCGAAGAAGAAGAAAGAGCAATTAGACGAGTGATAGAAGTCGCAAGTCATATTGCCTTTTATAATGACGAGGAGTAAAAATGAAAGCAAAAGAGTTAAAAGAAATTCTTTCAAATGTTCACGACGACAATCCAATAGGATTTTATGTTATAGGAGTAGAGTGGACTGATGAAGAAGATGTTAATTTAGGAACACCAGAAGTTATTTGTTCTAATGGAATAAATGATGAGGGTTGGGTAGATTTTGGATTTGAAATATCAGATAAAACAAAAATGGAAATAAACAGATTAATTGAAATACAAGACGAGGAGGAAAAATGAAACAAGCAAAGGATATAAA